ACAGGGAAGTGAATTTCAACGTAACATACGTTTCAGATGATGAGAACTATGGAACACCAGAATACTGGACTGAAGCCATAAGTCGCGGTGATTGTGAAGATTATGCTTTGACTAAAAGGGTAAAGCTATTGTCCCTTGGTTGGAAAGAAGAAGACATTGCCATATGTACATGTATTACTGAAACAGGTGATGGGCATGGTGTTCTGTGGGTGGATACCGATAAAGGTGGATTCATACTAGATAATAGATATGAGTGGCCAATGGTTCCATCATCCTTACCATACAAGTGGATTAGTATTCTCAGAGGTGGTAAATGGTACGAGCTATCTGGTTGGCATTGATTATTTCTGGTTGTGCTGGACAGCATGGACAATCTCCTGTTGTTGGAAAAGAAACACATTCACCTTATGGACATACTGACTATTGTAAAAGGAATATAAACAGTAGTTTGTGTAAATAATGTGTTGACAACTGGAAGAACAGTGTTATTCTGTTTTTATAGGAACTAGAATAGCGAGAGAACATGACTACAACAAAACCTAAAAAAGAAGTAATCGGCCCAAAAAGCCGAAAGCAAGAGATGTTTATTACATCCAAAGCTGACATTGTATTTTTTGGTGGTGCAGCAGGCTGTGTTGATGCTGAAACTGAGTTTCTCAGCCAACACGGTTGGAAAAAGATTAGTGAATATACTCCCGACGACTTAGTTATGCAGTTTGACCTTAATACTAAGGTAGCTTCGTTGGTAAACCCTTCTGTGTACATTAAAGCCCCTTGTGATGGGTTTTATCACATTAAGAATAACAAGCTCGACCAGATGCTCTCAATTGAGCACAATATTGTGTACGAAAACCGAAAAGGTAAGATGTTCAAGGTTCCATTTGCAGAGTTTATGGCTAAGCATAATTCGTCTGCAAATGGACATAAGGGTTTATTTCGTAAGGTGTATGAATACAGCGGTGGTAAGTCTATCGGACTGTCAAAATTTGAAATTATGCTTGCCGTAGCTTTGAAGTGTGATGGCCACATTGCTAGTGAGAAAACCTCTAGGTATATTGTACGACTGAAGAAGCAGCGTAAAATTGACAGATTGCGTTGGATTCTTGCTGAACTCAACTACCCATATACTGAAACAGATAGTGTAGATAGTTATAAAGTGTTTACCCTTTATGCCCCTTGGTGTACAAAGCAATTTTCAGATTGGATGCTGTGTTCAAAAGAAGACGCTAAGGTAATCACTGATGAGATTATGTTCTGGGATGGCTCCTTAAATAAGGACAGGCCGTGTGACATGGGCAGGTTTTCCACTACAATCAAAGAAGATGCTGACTGTATTCAATATCTCTATAATATCCAAAACATTCACGCAAGCATTGGAATAAATGATCGCCGTGGACAGGGGTACAAGGACAACGAATATGTCCGAAAGAGTGTTGAGTATTCAGTAACTCCTAGTACCAATATTGTAAGCACACTTGAGAATATACGTGACAAGGTAGTATTTGAATACGTAAAAAGCAACGATGGTTACAAGTATTGCTTTACTGTGCCAACAGGTGCATTTGTTATGCGCCGTAACAACAGGGTTGTTGTTACGGGTAACTCTGGAAAATCATATCTAGGTGTGATGGACTTCTTACAGCATATTCACCATAAAAACTTCCGGGGAGTCTTCACACGAAGAACAACAACTCAGCTTAAAGGGCCGGGTGGATTGCTTGACAAGGCAATGGATTTATTCAAACGTGTTGACCCGAAAGTAAGATTCAAGTCAATGGAAAATAAGTTTGTTTTCTCATCCGGTGCAGAGATTTTCCTACGACATTTTGAACACCTGAAAGACAAAGATAATTGGCAAGGCATGGAGATCAGTGCCGCACTGATTGATGAGTGCGTGCAATATGAAGAGGAAATGTTTCTCTACATCCTATCTCGTCTTCGTAACCCTTCTTGTCCAGAGGTGAAACCACGCATCCGCTGTACAATGAATCCTGACTCTAAGTCGTGGGTTAGAAAGTGGATTGAATATTGGCTGGATGAGGAAGGGTATCCAATTGAAGAAAGGTGTGGTCAAATACGCTACTTTATGCGCCGAGACAACACAAACCACTATGCGGACACACCAGAAGAGTTAATGGAGAAGTTTGCAGTAAAACGTGAACTGGTGATGAGTTTTACTTTTATCAATGCAACCTGCCTAGATAATCCTGTTCTTATGGAAGCTCAACCTGAGTATGTTGGTTGGCTGGAATCATTAGGAAGGGTGGAGAAAGCCCGCCTATTGAAAGGCAACTGGTTTGTAAGTGAAAGCAATAGCGGATATTGGAAGAAAGAGTGGTGTGAAATCATTGATAAGCCTCCGCTGGATACTGTTAAAGTGGCTCGGGCATGGGATATTAGTGGTTCTCTTCCATCGGAACTTATGCCAAACCCTGACTGGACTGCCGGTGTTAAAATCTCTAAAGATAAATACGGAACATACTACATTGAGGATGTTGTAAGGTTTCGCGCCAGACATGGAGAGGTCTTTGAAAGAATGTTTGGTTCTGCTAAAGAGGACGGTGAAGATACTTTAATTGTTGTCCCACAGGACCCGGGAAGTAGTGGAAAACAGTACGCTTCCACACTTATCCGTGACCTAGCTGAACGTGGCTTCTATGCTAAGTCCAAACACACATCCAAATCCAAAGTACAACGATTTGCCCCGTTCTGTGCAGCTTGTGAAAGTGGTAATGTGAAGATTGTTGCTGGTGAATGGAATGACGCATTCATTGAAGAATTAGAAGCATTTGATGGAAGCAGGCGTGTAAAAGACGATTAACAAACTGGTTGTCTATAAACTTATCTAATTCGGTGGACATCTCTTTGAGACAATACCGAGCGAAGCCTAGTCTACCCAAGTGTAGGTAAGAGTTGCGAAGCGACTACTAGGAACGTGTGACGGTCAGAGCGAAAGCTCGTAGGAATAAGCATTCCGAAACGGTAAGCCCTTACTAAGTAAGGTGAAGATATGACCTCATCTATACGGCGACGTATAGCAGCTTAATAAGCGGTAATAATAGTAGCGAGTTATTACGAAGATTTTGCAAGTCGATGCCGCAGCAGATGCTTTCGCCATGCTAGCTTCTGGCATCAATATTCCAACATTCACTCTACCAGAATCAACATCCACTTCACGATTTGGTTTTGCTTAATTAAAGGAGAGAAGCCTTATGGCTGAAGAAGAGCTAGAAGATTTCACTCAATTAACCAGTGATTCTGGTGTACCAATCCCTCGGATGAAAATGAGTGAGATCGGCACAAGCGGTTTGAAAGTGAGTAGTGGGATTATATACGAAGAAGCTAGGCGTGAATTACGCTGGCCAGATTGTATTAAAACCTACAAAGAGATGCGTAAGGACACCACTATCTCTGCTGCCATTAAAGCATATGAGTTGATGATTAGCCGTGTCAAATGGGACGTAGAAGCCTGTGAAGATGCAACAGACCAACAGAAGCTTCGTGCTGAATACATTGAATCTGTAATGCACGACATGGATGGCAGTTGGTTCCAATTCATTAAGGAAGTGGTTAGCTACTTGACATTTGGCTATGCTGTTATTGAGAAAGTTCCTAAACGTAGGCGCTATTCAAATGGCAGTAAATACAATGATGGGTTTGTTGGCTTGAAGAAGCTTGCCCCGCGTAGTCAAGATAGTATTACCAAGTGGGTGTTTAGTGAAGATGGAAGGGACTTGATTGGTCTTGAACAAACTGTCCTGAATCAGAATGGATATGTTCGTTATGTCAATGCAGGTTCACCAATCTACATTGCCCGCGACCGCTTCATGTTGTTCCGTGCTGATACAACTAAGGATAATCCTGAAGGTGTTAGCCCTCTTTCCAATTGCTACATTGCCTACCGTTTCCGCAAGGAACTGGAAGAGATTGAGGCTGTGGGTTATAGCAAGAACATTAATGGTGTTCCGATTGTATGGCTGCATCCGAAGTACATGGCTGACGATGCCAGCGAGAGCGACCGCTTAGTGTATTCTTACTACAAGAATATGGTTCGCAACCTTCAGATGAATGAGCAAACAGGTATTGTGATGCCTCTCATGTATGATGAAGGGCGAAACAAGATGTTTGATTTTGAACTCTTGTCAGTGGATAATACGACTGCTCAGCATATCCAAGCTGCGATTCTCAGATGGGATAACAAAATCCTTACGGCGCTGCTAGCCGACGTACTCAAACTTGGACAGGATGGTGTTGGTAGCTATAGCTTGGCTGATTCCAAAACTAACATGCTTGCTATGGGCATGGAAGCTCGTCTCAAAGAAATCCAAGATGTCCTGAATAATGATCTTATTCCGTGGCTGTATAAAATGAATGGTTGGCGTGATAC